CAGGCGCAAGATGAGGTCGAAGCCCTCCAATCTCAGCTATCCGAACGAGAGGGGGAAGTGGCCGAACTGCGCCAGTCGATGGAGTGGGTCGATCAAGTCTACCCGTCGAACAGAGATGGCGGGGCCTGGGTCAGCATGACCTGGGACGAGTTTGAGCAGATGCACCTGCTGATCCGGGGACGCCCGATGCGCTGCAAAGACAAAAGCGTCACGACGGCGCGCGGCGATATCAACCTGAAACTTCGCAACGCGACCCATGCCGCCGAAGCCCGAGCCAACACCGCCGAGACTGATTTTGCAAACGCTTGCGATGTGGGCAGGCGACAGGAGGCCAGAGCCCAGGCAACGTTGAGGGCTCTGAACGAACGCATTCAGTCCGCCCTCGCCAATCAAGAGCAGGACGTGAAGGTCAACGGTGCGCGGCATCCTGGCTTGCTGGAGCCCATGCGCGACATTCTACGCAGCATGGCGGCTATGTCTGCTGCCGCCCTCAATCAGCCGGGAGCGGAATGATGGCGCGCAATCAATATCCTGGGCCGTGTCGTGACTGCGCCGCAAGTGTCCCAGCGGGGGAAGGCTTCTTCGAGAAGCAGCATAACGGCCCCGGCCCAAAGTGGTCAGTGCGTTGCATGTCCTGCGTCATTGTCGGGAAGCTGGCGCGCAACGAGCGGATTGAGAGCCTGCCATTGGGCCAGCGTGAGTGGTGGCGGGGACTCCCAAAAGATCGGCAAGCCGAGCTTTCACATGCAGCAAATCAAAAGGCTCGGGCAGCCAATCAGCCGGGGGATGGAGCGTGAGCACCGATACCATGTGGTTCCTGGCCTACCTAATCCCGACCATATGGCTGCTCGTAGGTTTTGCATGGATGGTCGGCGCTAACAGGGCCGACCCACCGGAAGATGGAGCGATCTACCCGGTCCTGTTTTTCAGCATCATTTTTTGGCCGGTGATGGCGGCCATGCTACTGGCCACCGTGCCTTTTATCCTCATCTCGCAATTGGCTCACAGCCGCATTAAATCCAAGGACCCTACCCCATGACCACCCAACCCCAACGCTCCGACGACTTCGAGCGCCGGGTCATCGCGCCGTTAAGCCTCGTATTCGTGTTCCTTGCGGGCGTCGGCGCGATCACCGTGATCACCATCGGCTACAGGATCGCCCCGGCTTTCTGCTGGATCATTGGAAGGATAGCGGGATGACCGTCGAGAGTGAACAGAACGAAGTGGAACGGGCGCAAAGCGTTTCCGCCGCATTACGTAATGCGATGGAGGCATCGGGAACGTGCGTGTGGGAACGATCCTCCGACCATGATCTGGCAACGGATGAAGATCAGTGGTGCGGCTACCTATCCTACCGCCAGCGCGACGCCCTGATCGCCGTCCTCTCGCGCATCCCCTCTAACGGGGAGGGTGAGCTTATGGAGACGTGCGCTCAGCAGCAAATCGACATTGAGGCTTATCAAGCCGAACTCGCCAAGCTGAAGGAGATCGTTCACAATGTCAGCGACCGGCGGCATGGGTGGATCGGCAGTTGGACTGTCCGACCGCTTGTCTTGGCTGAACTCACCGAAGCCGACAAAGGCCGCACGGTAATCTATCGGGACTTCGGACGCGCCGAAGCCGGATCGTTGAGTTCGTGGAACGGCAATCGTGTCTGGGCGCGTTTCTCAACGGGCGACACCGCCGAGGCTTGCGATCCTGCCGACTTGGTGATCGCCGTTCAACCCCTTGATGGACCGGTGCGCCCATGACCTCCAACACCTCCCCTGAGGGGCTTAGCGACGAGAACCGAGCGTTGGTCAAGCGGTTCTACACCGAAGGCACGCCCGAGGAGCGACTGGTGATCCGCGCCTTAAGGACGCCGACGCGGAATAACCCTGCTCGTTAGGCCACATTGACCTATGCGCCAGTGTGGCCTAGCCTGCGCTCAATTGGAGGCTGATATGACGTTTATGAACGACAGAGGCCAGCGTGAGGCGGACGAATTTGCCGAACGGATGCAACGGGAGTTGGAGGCTGCACGGTCGCCTGAGAGTCGGGATGAGATGAGCGATGATCCGGCTGCAAGAGCGTGGGCCTATTACCTCGCGTTAGCAATTCAGAAGCAGCATGAATTGCCCGTCGTAAAGCCCATGCGGGACACGTGGTCCGACATAGATACCGGCTTTCACCCGAAGCACACGTTCGGACGCAAATGACCCCCGATGAATTCAAGTCCGCGCGCCTGTCCATCGGCCTGACCCAGATCAAACTCGGTCAGATCCACCTTGGCAAATCTCTGCGCACCGTGCGCAGGTATGAGCAAGGTCAAGTCGAAATCCCCGCGCTGGTGGCTGAGAAGATGGCCGAGCTGGTGAAGCGGTCGGCCAAAAAGAGCGCCGCATGATCGAAGTCCTGATAAGCGACCGCAAGCAGCCGATATTAATCGACGCCGATATGTGGGAGGTACACGAGAGCGGAGCACTGTTGCTTCTGAAGCGACCAAGTTCGATGTTCTCGAATTACCGTCCTCGGGTTAGGGATTTCGCGCCAGGGGCATGGGCCTCCGTTGGGTATGTTCGATGAACCGCATCCTCTTTTTCGCCGGCATGGCCGCCCTGTTCTGCGCCGCCGACTTCATCACGGGCCGCAGTCTCAAGCCCTGGTGGCCAACTAAATCCATCTATCTGACTGCACCCGTGGTGGTGATCGTCCTCGTGATCGCCGCCACGTTGGCGCATAAGCCTGTATTGCCGTGGGCTGGCCTTGGCGTCGGCTGGGCATGTTGGCGCTCGATCCTCGGCTGGTCATCGTTCGGCGGATCAATGGACCCGCAGACGACATCGCAGATATTGCGCGAACTGGCCCGCAACGTCGTGTCCTCGTTTTTCCCCATGGCGGCCCTGAGTTTCATGGGCGTGTCGCCGGCAGTGGCCATCGTGTCGATGCTGGTCTTCGCCATGCTGGCCACCGTCGTAGCCATCTGGTTTGGCGTGGAAAACCGCAAGGGCCATGACGTGGACCCGGAAGTTGACGCGCTCCATGGCTGGCTGTTCGGCATTCTCGCGGCGGCTGCTATCGTGTGGCCGCGATGATCCTCCGCTTCGTCGAGCCCGGAACGCCAGATCACACGCTGTTTCTGTTCGAGAACAATCGCAAACTGGCGCGGTCTGCTGAGGCGTTCCGTGTGAGCCGTCCGCCGATTGTGCGCGTTGGCGGTGGCGTGCGGGATTTACGGCCAGCAAAGGGAATTGAGTGATGTGGACTGATGAGCAGACCGAGCAACTAAGAACGCTTGCATCAGAGGGGAAATCTAGCGGGGAGATTGCTGAATGGTTCGGCGTCACCCGAAATGCGGTAGCGGGCAAGTGTCACCGAGAGGGCGTCCGTCTGAAATCCGGCCCTAGAACCCATAAGTCGCGTGTTAGTGCCGGCGTTAAGGCATCTTGGGCTAGAGATGACGGAACGCGGCGGCAAAAGGCGACGGATAGGATTTTGGCCTATCATGCCGCGCGCCGACAACCCCAAACCAAAAGGTGACAATTGTCGCAAACCATCATTATATTGATCGCCGTTGTCACCACATTCACAATTTGGGAAATCCGCAAAATGTCCGTCGCTCTTGATCGTCTGACCGCCGCCGTGGCCAACTTGACCGCCAAGGCCAATTCCGCTCCCCCGACCGATGGCGCCACCGCTGCTGAGTTGGACGCGCTGTCCAATGGCATCGACGCCACCACCGGAATCAGCACTGTGACCCCCGCCGCGTAGACTTCGCCTCCGGCCCCATGCCGAAGCGGAATTAGGCTCCGGGCTCATCCTCCGGGGCCTTTTTCGTGTCAGGTCGTTGCCCCAACCCGCAATCAGTCATATCGTCCGCACATGAGCGACACCGAAGACGATAAGGTTGTGCCGATCCGTCCGACTGGGGGTCACAAGAAACGCCCCGGCGGACGGACGCCTGAGGGTAAGGGTAACGGCGCGTCTGGTATTCCGGCTCAAGGTCCAGGCTGGGGCGGTCCCGCGAAGGGTATGGACCCAGATCACAAGCCCAAGAACGTCGGCAGTCCTCCCGGTGGCTATGAGCGTAACCCAGACAAGTTCAACGCCGACCTCGTAGCCCATGAGGCGCTTGAAGCCATGGTCGATATCATGCGCACAAGCACGTACGAGGCCACGCGCCTAGCTGCGGCTGAGAAGGTGCGGAACCAGATTATCGGCACGCCCATTTCGCGGACCATCGTTGACCGCCAGCCGATTGAGCAGAATGTGATCGATCCTCGCCGCATGACGCCTGAGCAACGTGACGTGATGCGTGATGTGGTGAAGTTGGCGAAGAGTGAAGGGGAGGGCTAAGTCCGTGCATTTCGTCCTGCTCGTGATCGCCATCTACGTCGTGATTAACCACCTCGCAAAATGCTGATCGATATCGGAAACGGCGTGCTTGTGGACCGCGACAAGCAGTTGCTGGCGCTGGATCGCATCGAGTTTGAGGACAGCCTGTACCTGTTTCTGCGAGAAGGCTGGCACGCCATTGACCCATCCCCGTGGAGCGATGGGTGGGCAATCGAGGCGGTTGCTGAACACCTCCAAGCCGTCATCGACGGGGAGATAAAGCGACTCTTGATAAACATTCCTCCTCGAATGTCTAAGTCGTCGCTATGCTCTGTCGCACTGCCTGCATGGTGCTGGGCTCAGCCGCCCTCAAGGAATAGCCCAACCAGCGGACCCCAAGTTCAGTTTCTTCATGCGTCATACGCCGAAAAGCTCTCTCTACGGGATTCGGTGAAGTGTCGGCGCCTTATTCAGTCTCCTTGGTATCAATCACACTGGGGAGATCGGTTCCGACTATCCAGCGACCAGAACGTGAAAAGTCGTTTCTCGAACGATCAAGGTGGCGAGCGGCTGATTACCTCCATTGGCGGGTCAACCACTGGTGAGGGAATGATGATCGGCGTCATCGACGACGCCAATGCGGCCGGAGAAGCTTTCTCCGAGGCCACGATCACCACGACGAATGACTGGTGGGATCAAGTTATGCGGACGCGTTTGAACGACGCGACATATGGGGCCTTCATCGGCGTTCAGCAGCGATTGGCAGAAGACGACTGGAGCGGGCATATCCTCAGTAAGGACCACGGCGAATGGGTCCATCTTTGCTTGCCCATGGAATTTGAGCCCGAGCGTTCATTCACGACCGTCATCGGCTGGAAAGACCCGCGCACAGAAGCGGGTGAACTTCTCTGGCCTGAGCGTTTCCCGCAAAAGGAAGTAGATTCTCTTCGCGTCGATCTAGGTCCGTTCGGTTATGCGGGGCAAATGCAACAGCGTCCTGAGCCAGCCGGCGGCGGCGTTATCAAGCGCGACTGGTGGCAACTCTGGGATGCCGACGCCTTTCCGCCCATGGACTACATCATCGCGTCGCTGGACACGGCCTACACGACCAAGACGAGCAACGATTTCAGCGCCTTGACGGTCTGGGGCGTCTTCACTGGCGACGCCAAGATGCAGGCGAACCGGATATTGGACGCGAACGGACGCCCGATGTTTCAGGACCGCTCCTATCAGGACGGCGCGCCCAAGGTCATGCTCATGAACGCATGGCAGGCGCGCCTCGAACTGCATGAGCTGGTCGAGAAGGTCGGCAAGACGTGCCGGGCTTTGAAGTGCGACAAGTTGCTCGTGGAAAATAAAGCCGCTGGTCATTCCGTGGCGCAGGAAATCAGGCGCCTATACGGACAGGAAGAATTCGCCGTCCAGTTGTTCGATCCCAAGAGTCAGGACAAGCTATCGCGCCTCTACAGCGTCCAGCACCTATTCGCGGAGGGCATGGTCTATGCGCCTGACCGCGCATGGGCCGATATGACGATGACGCAGGTTGGGCAGTTCCCCAAGGGCAAGCATGACGATATTGTGGACACGGTTAGCCAGGCTTTGCGCCATCTGCGGGACCTTGGCTTGCTCGTGCGCGCACCCGAGCGCATTGCGGAAATCGAGAATATGAAGACATATACAGGTCGCGGCGCTGATCCGCTTTATCCGGCATAGGGGAATGATGATGGCTACGAATGAGAAGGATACCGCCAATTCGCAGATGGGGCAGGGAGCGCAGACGGGAATGACTGATCGCGTCCGTCATCAGATAAGCCCTATCACTGATAATTGCACAATCTGTGGTGCGTCTCGTATTGAAATTGAAGACAATCTGGTCGGCGAGTGCACGGGGCCAAAGCGCCAATTGGTCAATGACGCATGGACGCTTCTCCGTGACGCAGCTATTACTGAATGGGATGAATGGTCGAAAGCTACACCAGAAAATGAACGTTATCGCGCTGTAGCCGAGCGCTTGTCGGGCCTTCCTGCTGAGCAGCTGAATGAACTCTGCATCGGTTATCGAGGCCAATCGCTAGCCCTAGTTGGCCGAAATGGTCCTATATCCATGCATCGCGGCCCCTTCCAGCCCGCATGGACCCACTGGCTTAATGACGCGCACTTGGCGATACAGGCGGTTACCCCATGACCCGCATCCTCTGCCAAGCAACCGCCGATCAGCTTCGCCCCGGTCCCGTTCCATTGTGGGAAATCACCGTGACGGGCCGGCCGCCACACGACAGCCGCCGCGTCTATCAAATCGAAATGAAAACGGATACCTTGGCCGCGCAGGAAGGCATTCGGCTCTTCGTCGAAGAAATGGACTGCCTGCAATCGGCTCTAGGGGACGAATGACGCATGGCCGGCTTAGCCCCCGCAACGATTCGCCAACCGGGACCTGAGCCGGACAACTCCAACTTGCCGGACGACATCACCATTGAGATGGCGGACGATGAGGCCGACAAACCGCAAGCCGACGACAACGGAGACGTGCTCAGCATTGAACACGGCGACGGCTCGGTCACGATTTCGCTGGACGGCAAATCCCTTGAGGACCGCCCGGAGCGCGATAAGGGCGGCTGGTTTGAGAACCTAGTCGATGACATCGATCATCTAGAGTTGGGCCGCATATCCGAGGAACTTCTGCGCGGCATTTCCGACGACATTGAAAGCCGCAAGGACTGGATCGAGTCCCGCGCGACCGGCATCAAACTGCTTGGCCTGAAGATCGAGATACCGGGATTGCAAGGCGCGTCCGATGGCGCTCCGGTCGAAGGCATGAGCAAGGTTCGTCACCCGCTCTTGTTAGAGGCCGTCCTGCGCTTCCAGGCCAACGCGCGTTCCGAACTGCTGCCGACCGATGGTCCGGTGAAGGTTCGCAACGATGACAACGAAGCGACTCTGCCCGAGGACAACAGCGCCGACGATCTTGAGAAGGATCTAAACCACTACCTGACCTCGACGGCGACTGAATATTATCCAGATACCGACCGGATGCTATTGATGCTCGGTTTCGGCGGTACGGCGTTCAAGAAGGTGTATTTCTGTCCGCTTCGTGGGCGCCCGGTAAGCGAATCCGTGGATGCCGATGACCTGATCGTCAGCGACTCGGCCACGGACATGAGCAATGCCAAGCGCGTGACTCATCGCATCAAAATGCGCCCCTCCACTGTCAAGAGGATGCAAATCCTAGGGGTTTACAAGGATATCGATCTACACACGCCTTTGGCGGCCAATCTGGACAGCGTTCAACTCGAAAAGAAAGCGCAAGCTGGTCAGAGTCCAGACACCAGCAATCCCGAGGACCGCAATCGTGAGATTTACGAGTGCACTTGCGAGCTCGACATCAAGGGGTTCGAGCACAAGTACAAGGGGCGCGATAGTGGACTGGAAATCCCCTACCGGGTGACGATTGACTTGTCATCGCGCGAAATCCTGTCCGTCGTCCGCAACTACGATCAGGACAGCGCTGAGTTGCCGGTATCGCGCAGGACGTTCGTCAAGTACCCATTCGTCCCCGGCCTCGGCTTCTACGACATCGGCCTGCTGCACATTCTCGGCAATACGACCAACGCCCTGACGGCGGCTTGGCGCGAGATGCTGGACTCGGGCATGTACGCCAATTTCCCCGGCTTCCTGATGGCGGACACCGGAGCGCGGCAGAACACAAACATTTTCCGTGTTCCGCCTGGTGGTGGCGCGCTGGTCAAGACCGGCGGCGCACCGATCCGTGACGCCATCATGCCATTGCCCTATCAGACGACGGGCATGGCGGCGCTAATGCAGCTGACCGATGAGATGCAGCAAACAGGTATGCGCATCGGCGGGACCAGCGAGCAGCAGGTTGGAGAGGGCCGCGCGGACGCCCCGGTGGGCACTACGCTGGCGTTGATCGATCAGGCGACCAAAGTACTCAACTCGGTCCACAAGCGCCTACACGCCGCCCAGGCGGAGGAATTTAGCCTCCTGGCCGAATGTTTCCGCGAACACCCGGAGAGCTTCTGGCAACGCAAGGGCAAGTCGAACCGTAAGTGGGATGAGAAGACGTTCCTAGCGGCGCTGAACAATTGCGAACTCGTTCCGCAGGCTGATCCGAACACGGCAAGCCATAGCCAGCGCGTGATGAAGGTCATGGGCCTCAAGCAGTTGCAGGCCGCCAATCCGAACCAATATGACCCCATCGCCGTCGATACGGTGGCTTTGCAAACGCTTGGATGGAGCAACCCGGATCAGTTCTTTGTGTCACCGGAAGCGCGAGCCGCAGAAGGACCGCCGCCAGAAGTGCAGAAGGAAATGGCCAAACTGCAAATTGAGAAGCAGGAGGCCGATACGAAGGGCGCGGTCGCGAACGCCAAGGTCGCGGAAACCAAGGCCAAGATCGAACAGGGGGCGTTCGCACCAAAGCCGGGACTTGGCGCTGGGCAACAGACCGATACGCCGGTTGACCTGATGGATGCTCAGACGCGCCAACTAGATGCTCAGACGAAGGCCAAATCCCTCGGTGTGGAAGTGCATGATACCGAGATTGAAAATCAGAACCGCGATCAGGACCGCAAATCGCACGAGAAGATTGCCGCGCTGGGTATCGCCAAAGACATCCTGACCAATCCGGCGCGGGCTGAGGCTGGTGCTAAGAAAGTTAAGCCGATTGAGAAGAAGTTGGGCGTGAAGCCGTGATAATGGTCGATCATAATCCGACCGAAGCGCAGAAGGCGGCGGGAAACTACAGGAAGGAGCACTTATCCTTTCAGGGCTTGCCAATTACCATTGAGAACAAGCGCGGGTCGGAGCGGTCTGGGATCGATGCCAAGGGCAAGCGGTGGTCCTGCGTCCTGCCAGCTGATTATGGTTATATCAAGCGCACCGAGGGCGCGGATGGCGACCATGTTGATGTCTATGTCGGTCCCGATCCACATAGCCAACACGTCTTCATCATCAATCAGATTGACCACCGCACGGGGCGGTTCGATGAGCACAAGGCGATGCTCGGATTCCGCTCCGAAAAGGAAGCGGTCGAGACTTATTGCAAGGCGTTTTCCGATTCCAAAGGGACCGCTCGCATTGGAAGTATCGAGCCTGTTTCGATGCACGCCTTCAAGGCGTGGCTTAAGCACGGGAAGACGAAATCACCGGCGCATTCGCCTAGCATCATCGATCACGCGTTGCGCGTCTCTGGCATGGTCCTGAAAAATCGCCTTTTCGATGTCAAATAGAGTGTTATCTTCCTGCGCCGGGACGCCGGTTAGACACTAGGAGCCGCCCATGTCCGAAGCATCAGTTGCCGCCCGCAAGCACATGAAGGAAAAGGCGCATCGTCTGGCGTCTGGCGATCCTCATGCCAAGGTTGATGCTAGTTCTTGGAGCCCGCCGGAGCCTCTGGACGCCGACGTGATGACCGGCGAGCGTCCCGTGTCGCCCCGGCAATACAAGCGCGGCGGCAAGGTCGAAGGCGCCCATGCAAAAATGCGCGCGGATCGGAAGCCGCGCAAAAGCGGTGGCGCGGCATTGTCGGCGGACAGTTACCTAAACCGAGATGTGAAGGAAGCCAACGACGAGCGCGCCGGGACCAAGCATATCGGCGGGTTCAAGCGCGGGGGTTCTCCGCATGGTGACGAAGCCGAAGACCGCAAACTGGTCAAGGGCATGGTCAAACGCGAGGCGCTCAAAAAGCACGGCGGCGAAGTCCATGCGGAAAATTGTGGGTGCAAGAAATGCGCTGGCGGTAGCGTATCTGATGGCTCGCTTGAGGGCACGCGTCCGACTGGTGGTCGGATGGCTCGCGCTGATGGCGGCCCGGTCGGCTATCATATTAAAGACGGTCATACTGGAGATATTGTCGGAAAAGCCAAAACAAGCGCCGGGGCGACAAGGTCGGTAGTTCGCAGAGATAATGTTTACGGCGCTTATCGGTATCACCGAGTGCCGATCTATGCGGACCATCCAAGCGCATCTGATTTTGCGCCTAAAAGTGTAACGCCTGATTCCGACCCTATCGCTCGCAAATCTGGCGGTCGCGCCGGCAAGGGCAAGATGAACGTCAACATCATCATCGCCCAGAAGCCGGATAACGCAGGCGCTCAACAAGCGATGCCGATGCCTGCGCCGCGTCCTGTGGGCGTCCCGATGCCTGCGCCTCAAGGCCCGGCTATGGGTGGCCCTGGCCTCACCGGATCACCTCCTGCGGCTGGTGGTCCCCCGCCCATGATGCCCCGCAAGTCTGGCGGTCGCACCATTGAGACTGTGGCCCATGACATGGAAGAATATGGCGGCGGCGGTGGGGGCGGACTCGGTCGCCTTGAGAAAATCCGCGCTTATGGCGACCAGCGATAAGAACCAGCGATAAGATCCATGCTGACGCAGAACGACCAGTTCGAAAAAGAGCTGGTGAAACTGATCGATGAGGAAATTGCGCACTTGAGCGAGAACCTGTCGCTCGGCTCCAGCGTGCAGACTATCGAGGACTATCGATATCAGGTCGGGCGTATCGCCGGCCTGCGTAGCGCCATCGACCATATCGGGACGGCGCATTCCATCCTTCTCGCCCGCACATAAAGGAATCTACATGCCCCATATGGTCATGGCCCATGAAGACGACCCCAAGGAAATCCTGATGAAGGAGCTTGGGGATATCAGCGATGTCGAGATATTCAACAATCAGGTGCTTTGCGCCGTCTATATCAGGCCACAGAAGACCAAAAGCGGCATATTTCTGACGGCGCAAACCGTCGATGAAGATAAGTATCAATCCAAGGTCGGTTTGGTCCTAAAGCTAGGCGAATCGGCGTTCGATGGTTCGTTCAAGGCGAAATATTCCGATATCGACTTCGTGGCCGGCGAGTGGGCCGTGTTCCGTCCATCAGACGGCTGGAGCGTTACCGTCAACGGCGTTCTGTGCCGAATTCTGGACGATGTGGACATTCGCGGGCGCATCCAACAACCCGATCAGGTGTGGTGAGAAAAATGACCGATACCATCGAAGACGATATCGACGTTGTGATTGAGGACGCCCCGGCGGCTGAGGTCGTCAAGGTTGAGGGCGCCACTCCAAAACCGAAGGTGATCGAGCCGGAAGAGGGTCTCGAAACCCTCAAGAAGCAACTGGCGGATGAGAAGGTCGCTCGTGCTGCCGATCAGCAAGCGCGCTCCGACGCCGACAAGCGCGCCCGTGAGGCCGAGCACAAGGTTGCTGCCGCAGAGAACAACGTCCAAGACACGAACCTGAGCCTTGTGACGAATGCCATCGATACGATCAAGCAGTCGAACGATATTCTCAAGGGACGCTATCGAGACGCGATGGCGGCCGGCGACTTTGACGCGGCGGCGGATGTCCAATTGGATATGTCCACGAACGCTGCCAAGCTCATGCAGCTTGAACAGGGCAAGATAGCGCTCGAAAGCCAACCCAAGCGGGAACCTCGCACTGTCGATCTGGTCGAATCGTTCGCCGGACAACTGTCGCCACGTTCGGCGTCTTGGGTACGGAGCCATCCTCAGTTCGCAACGGATCAGCGTCTTAACCGCAAGATGGTTCGAGCGCACGAAGACGCGATTGATGAGGGCTTCGTGGCTGATACCGACGCCTATTTCGATTTCGTCGAGCGCAAACTGGAACTGCGTCAGTCGAACGATGCCGCTGGTGACGGCGGCGATGCTCTTTCGGACGCCGCTGCGTCGAGTCAGCGTCGCGCTAGTCCTTCTGCGGCTCCAGTTAGCCGTGAGGGCAGTTCGACGAACGGCCAACGCCCCAATACCGTGCGCCTGACCGCTGCCGAACGCGAAATGGCCCAGATGATGGATATGAGCGATACCGAATATGCCAAGCAGAAGATAACTCTTCAGCGCGAAGGCAAGCTGCCCAACTAGAGGAGCCGATGTGGCCCGTAAATATGTCAGTCGGATGCCTCGTGCACCGCAATCGGAGAATCCAACGATGACGACCGTAGACAAAGACGCCCGCGCTGATTCGCGTCCCGATATGCGGGCAGATGACCCTCGCGCCCGTGCCGAACAACGAGCTGCGGAACTGCGCGGCCACCTGGGCGACATGGATGAGGGGACCGATGATTTCTATATCGATCCCAAAGACGTTCCGGATGGGTGGTCTTACGAGTGGAAGCGCCATACGACGCTTGGCCAGGAAGACCCTGCCTATCAGGTGCAGATCGCCCGTCGCGGCTGGACGGCGGTTCCGGCTGATCGTCACCCTTCATACATGCCCGATAACGGTCGGTTTAAGACCATTGACCGCAAGGGCATGGTACTGATGGAGCGTCCGCAATCTATTTCCGACGAAGCGCGGGATATCGAACTGCGCAAGGCGCGCAATCAGGTGCGCCAGAAGGAAGCGCAACTCAATTCGGTCCCAGAAGGCCAATTCGAGCGAGATGACCCGCGCGTTCGCGCTAATGTCAAGAAATCCTATACGCCGGTGGAAATACCAAAAGACTGATTTTGCTGGATAAAACGATGAATTGGGCGGCTTCGTGCCGCCCTTTTTATTGGGCAGTTGACAGACGCTAAAATATCGACGTATTCATAACCGCCCTCCCCCGGTGTGGAGGGAACTGCGAATTTCCGGTCATAATCTCCTCGGCGCGAGATGATGGACCTCCTAACAAGGAGTCTTCCATCATGGCGAATACGTCCGCGCCCAACGGTTTCAGCCAATATTCGGGAACTGGTTCTGCTCCGACCTACGAACAGGTCGCGATGCAAATCTCTTCGTCGAACACCGGCGCTGTCTTCTTCGGTGATCCCGTGATGATGGCTGCTGGTGTGACCGGCGTCGGAACCGGCTTCGTCACCCAAGGCTACGCGCCCGTTACCCTGACCGTCAGCGGCATCGTGGTCACAGCGGGCGTCGCGGTGGCAACCTTCACCGCCATCACGAGCGGCGTTCCCGGCTCTCCGAACGCATGGGCGCCGCCCGTCGGTTCGATCATCGGCATTACCGGCACGAGTTTCGCCACCGGCGGCGGCATCAACGGGACATATCCCGTCACCGCCTCCACCACGACCACCGTCACCTTCAATGTCGGGGCCGCGTACTCCAGCACCCTCACTCAGGGCACCACGACGATCTATGTGCCGGTCGCGGGTGTGTTCGTCGGGTGCAAATATCTCTCGGTCGCTCAGAAGCGCGTCACTTGGTCGAACTACTATCCCGGCTCTGACGCCAACACGAGCACCTCGGTCGAAGCCTACGTCATCACCGATCCGAACGCTCAGTTCAGCGTGCAGACGGCCAACTCCAATACGACTTCGACGGCGGTCAGCACGGCTTACATCGGGCAGAACATTGGCTTCGCCTATGCCGTCTCTGGCGCCTCGCCCGCGAGCGTCAACGGCAACACTGCCAACGGCCTTTCGACCTTCTTCGCCGATCAATACACGTTGACCACGCTGCCGACCGCGCCGGCCTACCTGCCGTTCCGCATCGTCAACTTGCAGAACAACGTGGCCATCGGCTCAAGCCCGCTAGCTGGCCAAAACGGCAACGACGCGACCACCGCATACAACCGCATTATCGTGGCGTTCAATTACGCCATGAATAAGCAGTTGGCCGGCATTTAAGGGGAGATTGATCCATGGCTGTTAATCTCTCTGCAATCAAAGATCTGCTCCTCCCCGGCCTACGCGGGGTAGAGGGCAAGTACGAGATGATCCCGTCTCAGTACGACAAGATTTTCACCAAGCACAACTCCAAGATGGCGCTCGAACGCACCGCTGAAATGCGGTATCTCGGCCTGGCGCAATTGAAGACTGAGGGCGGTCAAACGTCCTTCGATAATGGCGCTGGTGAGCGTTACGTATACAACCAGGAGCACACGGAAATCGCCCTTGGCTACGCGATCACCCGCAAGGCCATCGACGACAACCTCTACAAGACGCAGTTTCACCCGTCGAACCTGGGCCTGATCGAATCCTTCAATCAAACGAAGGAAATCTACGGCGCCAACCTCCTGAACACTGCCACGACCTACAATGCGTCGGTCGGCGGCGACGGTGTGGCGCTTTGCGCGACGACCCACCCGATTGACGGCAGCACTGTCGCCAATACGCCTGCGGTGCAAGCGGACCTCAACGAGTCCACGCTGCTCAACAGCATGATCTCGATCCGCACCAACTTCCGCGACCAAGCTGGCCTGAAGGTGTTCGCTCGCGGTCGCAAACTGATCGTGCCGCCGCAACTTGAGCCGGTCGCCATCCGTCTGACCAAGACGGAACTGCGCCCCGGCACCGCCGACAACGATGTCAACGCTATCCTGACGACTGCCGGCGGCCTTCCCGAAGGCTACATGGTCAACGACTTCCTGACCTCATCCTTCGCGTGGTTCCTGCTGACCAATATCGACGGCATGTCTTATATGACCCGCGTGGCCTTCGAGACTGACATGCAGGTCGATTTCGTCACCGATAACCTGCTGGTCAAGGGCTACGAGCGCTACAGCTTCTCGTACTACAACTGGCGCTCGATCTTCGGTTCTTTCCCCACCAACTAGTTCACGAGAGGAAAGACCATGGGCACCACTCACCTTTCTGGCCTTGATGTCGCCGGGGTTCCGACCTTCGGCATCGGCGGGGCTCCGATGTTCACGGGCCACTGGTATTTCGTCGATGCCGTGAATGGCAATGACGGCAACACCGGCGCGATCAACAGTCCCCTGGCGACCATCTACGTCGCCTACAGCAAGACCGTATCCGGCAATAACGATGTCGTGGTCATTGTCGGCAATGGCGGCACGACCGGTACTCAGCGCCTTTCGGTGGCCAATGCTCAAATCGCCACGCCTTCCGCGACGACCGGAACGCTCACCTGGGCGAACAATGCCACCCACCTGATCGGCATGACCGCGCCTACCGCTACGAGCCAACGCGCCCGTATCGCGCCGCCATCCACCACTTATACCCAAGCGACGTTCGCCTCCGGCAACTTCGTCGTGGTTAGCGGTCAGGGCTGCTACTTCGCCAACTTCTCGGTTTACAACGGCTTCACAACCGGCGGCACGAACCAGATCGCATGGACGGACTCTGGCGGCCGGAACTTCTACTACAACGTGGATATCCAGGGCATGGCCGATGCCGCCTCGGCGGTTGACACGGGTAGTCGTTCACTACTCCTCACAGGCACGACCGGCGAAAACACCTTCGAGTATTGCACCATCGGCACTGATACGGTGACGCGCACGGTGGCCAATGCTTCGGTGGAATTCGCTGCCGGCACGCCCCGCAATACGTTCCGAAAATGCCACTTCCCGTTCCAGACGTCTAGCGCGACCGTGCTTGGCATTCTGGGAACCGGAGCGTCCTGCATGGATCGTTGGCAATCGTTCGAGGATTGCGTGTTCATCAACAACATCAAGTCGACTTCTACGCAGATGACGGTGCTAGCCTCGTTGACCAGCGCGTCGCCTGGTGGTCTGATTGTCCAGAAGAATTCGACCATGATTGGCATCACTAAATTCGGTGATACCAATGCTCTGGCCAATACCTATATCGATGGCGGCGCGCCAACCGCTGCTACCTCCGGCGTCGCCGTCAACCCGACCTAGTAGGAGCCTGCCATGAAGGGCCACAAAGAACATCACGACGAGCGCAAGCACCGCGAAACCGGCGGCGTGAACGAAGCCAAGATGGACATCGAAACGAAGGGCGACCGCTATACGCACGCTCCCAAGATCGAGGACGAAGCCGAGAAGCGCAAGCGCGGTGGCCACGTCGAAGCCAAGCACAAGAAGCACGGTGGCGAGATTCACCACCACACTTGCAAGTGCCACAAGTGCACGGGCGGTAAGGTCGAAGCCCGTAAGCGTGGCGGCCACGTCATGCACGAAGGTTTCGGCCCTGAGGGTGAAGCCACCAAGAAGCGCGGCGGCGAAGTCCACAAGAAGCACGTCGGTCATGTCGAGGGCGAGCACGCCAAGCATCACGCCGGCCGCAAACCGCGCAAGGCTGGTGGTCGCGCGTCGTCTGACGAGAATCCCTTCACCTCGGCCCGCCACGGTGAAGCGCCCAAAGGTCGGTCCCTAGACATGGAAATGGAATAGGGACTAACGATCACAGAAGGCGGTATGGACGGGGGCCTCGCGCCCCCGTTTGTCTTAGAGGAGAGAGTCGCGCATGACCCCCATCGTTGTCACAGTCGGACCTCTAGTCACCGCCGCCGCGAACAATATCGCGCAATCCCAGACGCCCAATGCCGGCGCCATCACCCTGAACGGTACGATCGTGACTGGCGGCGTTGCGATCCTCGATAAGGCGCGCCAGGTTCTGTTCACCTTCGCGGCTAGTGAGGTAGGGCATAACTTTGTACTGGTCGGTACAAATTGGGCCGGTGACGCCATTGGCGAGACGGTGGCGGGAACAGGAATTGGGACGGTCGCTACCGTGCTCAGCTACAAAACCGTATCGTCGGTCACGATTTCTGCCAATGCGACCGGCGCTATCCAGATCGGCACGAACGGCGTCGCTGCATCGCCGTGGGTGCGTATGGATGGATGGGCCAACCCGTCGATTTCGCTCGCCTGCGTCGTCTCAGGAACCGCGAACTATACGGTTCAACAGACGATGGACGATCCGAACTCTCCGACTTCGCCAGTAAATCCGAATGCAATGACGTGGCAGAACTTCCCGGATTTGGCGCTTGTTGCCGCGAGCGCGACCATGCAGGCGACCTATACGTTTGTGCCCCAGTGGATTCGTGTGATCCTCAACTCTGGTACCGGATCAGTCACCACCACCATCTTGCAAACTGGCGACACGCCGTACTAGGGGATAGAGATGAAGAAATATCTGATCGCTCTATTTTCCGGGTGTTCGATTTTATCGGCTGTCCCCGCGCTGGCGGCGACTCCGGTCACGATTCAGAACGCGGCGAATACCGATGCCGTCACGATCACGAACCACGGATTGAACGTGAATGTAACGGGCGGATCAGGCGAAACCGTCATCACTCAACCACTTGGCGCTACATCGACCGACGCCTCTGGAACGGTTACGACCGGCACCACCTATCAGACCGCCATCGCGGCTAGCTCCACCCGCAAGGGATGCTTGATCCAGAATCCCACCACTGCGACCGAAGTCCTGTCGGTCAAGGTGGGCACGATGGCTGCGCCGTTCACTATTCTAGCAGGCGGCACGTTCAGTTGCGCCAGCGGTAGCATTGTCGTTACGGACGCAATCACCATCACGGCTCCCACCACAGGCCACGCCTTTTCGGCGGTCTACCAATGAGAGCCTTCGCAAGCGTCCTAACTCTCCTTGCCTTTGCCGGTGCGGCTGAAGCCCAAACGATCAACGCTGGCGGCGGGTGTGCTCCTGGCATCGTCTGCGCCTTCGGGGCGACTGCTGTCCTGAATACTGCCGGGTCGTTCACCATCCAGCCCGGAAATACCCGAACGTGGTCATCCTACCCTGTCCCTGCTGACGCGGTTAACTGCATCTCCAGTGTTGCGTCTTCGCCCGCCACCGTGGAGGCCAACTGATATGAAGCGTTTTCTGATCGCGATCATCATCTTGGCCTTCGCGGCGACCTTCGCCGTTCAGCCGGTCCGCGCCCAGTCGTTGACCGGGCCGGTCTCGCCGGCCGGCGTATCCTCTACGACGGGCGCGCTCAAGAGCAACGGCGCAGGCGTTGTTTCCCAAGCCGCCGCTTCTGACCTGTCCAACGGAACGACCGGATCCGGCGTCGTGGTCCTGGCGACGTCGCCGACGCTCGCTGGTTCGGTCGCTGTTGGCACCAACGCATCCAGCGGAGACGACTCCGCTGTATTAGCCCTGCGCACCGCGACCAACCCTCTAAGCAGCGGAGGCTCTCATGCCTTCCGCGACGAAGGCGTCTATCAGCAAAGCAGCGGTTCGGGAGGTTATGCCTCTTACGACTGCGTTGTGCAGACGAAGGGATCGCTTGCCGATAACCATACTCACTGTTTCCAGAGCCGCCCGCATATCTCGATCACGAATACAGTCTCTGACGTTTCCGGGCTCACCCATCAGCCAACGGTCGACGTCGGGGCGACGGTCGCGAATTCCTACGGTTTCCAAATGCTGGACGCCATCAACAATGGAACGCTGACCAATCAATATGGAATGTGGTGTCCCGTTCTAGTGCACGGCACAAACAACTATTGCTTTTACAATGGCGGTGCTGCGCTGAATTACATGGGAACCGGCCTGACACAGATCGGCTCTGGCGGTACATTAGAGTTCACTGGGTTCTCGACCTATGGCGCGATCTTTAGCCATGATAGCAGCGGCGTGGCGTTGGACAACCCCAACCTGACCATCGTCAATGGCGTGCTTACTCTCGCATCGTCGGCGCAGGCAGAGGTACTGGCGTCTGCTCACGCCTTGACCCTGGCTTCCACCAGTAGTGACGTGGTGTTGACCCCTGGCAGCAGAAAAGTAATTCTTAATGGGGGCATCGTAGCTGGCGGCTCGGCCCCGACTCTAACCGGAACCTGCACCACCGCCTCCCAGGTCGGCGGCAACACTGCCGGCAAGTTCACGGCGACCTGCACGGCCCAAACGGTCATCATTGCGCTACCCACGGCCCCGAACGGTTGGGTGTGCAATACCCACGACATTACCACGGTGGCCGATATCTTGGCGCAGACGGCCTATAGCACCACGTCCTGCACCGTTACTGGGACCACCGTTGCGTCCGACGTGATCGTCTTCGATGCCATTGGGTTCTAGCCATGTCGCCGTACTGAATTTGCAGAACCAGCGAAGCTGTGCGACTGTTCGCCCACCTTCTGGGGAGATCCAAGATGAAGCTGTTCCGTGGCCTGCTGGCCTTGGAGAACGCTCGATATGAGAGCCAGGGCCGGGGCGGGGGCTTGGAGAAGGCCGCAGGGTGGCTATTTGGCGTTATGATGGCACTGGCAGCGGTCGGAACCTTAATCATGTCCGGCTTGAAACTTGGCCACTAGTCCTGGTCAGGCAACAGCCGTAGGATGAACTCATGACGCAAGAGCAGCACAATCTACTCGTCCAACTCGCTCAGCAGGGCCTACAGAGGCTCTCAGAGCAGGCCACGGCGGCTTTGCAGGCTTGTGCGCCTGTGCCGCCTGAGAATGAGAAGGAAGCCGTCCAGAAGGCTCCTAAGGGGTAGTAGGGGGCGATATGACAACTAGCTCCACGTATAATTTTAACCCCGGCCTCGGTGAGGCGGTGCTATATGCGTTCAATCGCTGCGGCATCCGATCAGCAGCGCTCTTGCAAGAGCATATGGAAAGCGCCCGTATGGGCGCTAACATGGTCTGTGTCGATTTTAGCAATCGCGGCGTGAACCTATGGCAGGTGGATTTGCTGACGACTCCGCTTGTGCAGGGCACAGCCACCTATTCGGTTGACCCGAGCACGGTAGTCATTCTTGATGGGTATATCTCGACTACCAGCGGCGGCGTTACGACAGACCGCCTAATTTTGCCTATAAGCAGAACTGAATATTCCAGTTACCCAAACAAACAACAGCAAGGTTTCCCAACGACCTTTTGGAATGATAGACTATTAAATCCGACAGTAACATTGTGGCCCGTTCCAGATGGTACGCAAACATCGTTTCAATTCTATGTATTGCGTCAAATACAGGACGCTAATTTTACGAGTGGGCAAAATGTTGATGTGCCGTATTTATGGCTTAAATGTTTTACTGATGCGTTATCGGTAGAGTTAGCTGTAATCTGGGCTCCAGATAAGGTTTCAATGCTATCTGGATTAGCAGAACTATCTTATACTAGGGCTGCCGATACCAACATCGAGACTGCTCAACAATACATCTCACCAACTATCGCTCCGTATTTCAGAGCATGACAGCCAAAAAATTCTACGTCTACGAACACTGGCGTCCTGACAAGGATGTCTGCTTTTACGTGGGAAAGGGGCATGGTCGCCGCGCCTATAAAACGGCTGGCAAAGGATTGTCATTCGCGTTTGCGGAGAAGGCATAATGTCCTACGCCTCCAAATCAGGCCGCGCCCGCACATCCCCATCGAATCCAAATGCCCACGCAATCTGTGATCGCTGCGGATTCCGTTACAACTTCGTCAATCTCCGCTGGCAATACGACTGGCGCGGCGCGGCACTCGCTAACACATTCATTCTTGTCTGCTCAGACTGCTACGACACGCCCCAAGAGCAACTCCGCGCAATCGTGGTCCCAGCTGATCCGACGCCCATCATCCAGGCGCGCGTCGAGAACTTCACCGCCGACTCCACCGACTACCGCATCGTCTCGGCGCTCCCTGTAATCGATCCCGTGACCGGCCTCCCTATCCCGCCGACCGTGCAGCGTTTGACGCAGGACGGCAGCACCCGCACGACGCAACCGATTGGACCGCCCAATGGTCTGGAACAGGGCGCGGTCATGCCCCTGAACGGCGTGACGCACTACGGAGTTCGTCTACCCATTCTGTCACTCATAGCGAACGGAACTGACCAAATCTCCGTGTCGTGCTCAGCGCCACACGGTCTGGCGACCAATGCGCAGATTTCGGTTGAGGGCGCATCGGACAATGAAGCCGATGGCTTCTACAGTGTGATCGTGACCACAGCGACGGCATTTACCTACCAAGTGAATAGGGTTATTGCTGCTGGGTCGCTTCTGACTTCAACGACAAACATCGTAACGGCGCTAGTGGGGCTTCCGAGAGCTTACGAGACGATACCGCAGACGGGGATTTAGGCCATGTCCGGGGAGACCATTCCGAATCTACCCTTGGCCATTGCCTTGAATGGTTCCGAGCAGATGGAGGCGGTTCAGGCTGGCGTCTCGGTACGGATCACAACGGCGCAGATCGCAACGGCCACTGGAAGCGGAATGTCTTTCAGTGCGGGCTCGACCGGGTTTACGCCGAACACACCATCTATCGGCGCCGTGGTGCTCGCTGGGACGCTTAACGCTGCCCATGGGGGCACTGGTTTAACCGCTCTGGGAACTGGCGTCCAGACGGCCCTGGGGCTCGCTGTGACGGGTTCTGGCGGAATTGTCCTGGCTACGACACCGACCCTCACGTCGCCGACGTTCATTACGCCGGCCCTGGGAACGCCTGCTAGCGGCGTCATGACCAATGTGACAGGACTGCCCCTCACGACGGGTGTAATAGGCGTCCTTGGGGCCGTAAATGGCGGCACGGCGCAATCTATCTACGCCACCGGTGATATGATCTATGCGTCGGCCAGCAATACGCTGGCTAAGTTAACGGTAGGCTCCAGCGGTCAGGTGATGACGGTCGCTGCGGGCATCCCAGCTTGGGCTGCCGCCTCAAGCGTCGGCGTCACCAGTTTCAGCGCTGGAACCACAGGCCTCACTCCTAGTAGCCCGACGTTAGGCGTCATCACCTTAGCGGGCACATTGATTGTCGCTAATGGCGGCACGGGCCTAACGGCGGGAACAAGCGGTGGGATGCCGTATTTCGCCTCCACATCCACGATGGCGTCGAGTGCGCTATTGACCGCGAGCGCACTTGTTCTTGGCGGTGGAGTGGGCGCCGCGCCGACCGCATTAGGCTCTCTCGGAACCACGACGACAGTTCTGCATGGCAATGCGGCTGGAGCGCCCACCTTCGGCTCCGTCTCTCTCACAGCTGACATCACGGGAACGCTAGCTACCAATCACGGCGGCACGAACCTGACGTCGTTCACGAGTGGTGGTGCGGTGTATGCAACCTCCACCTCAGTTTTGACAACGGGAACCCTTCCGGTAACCGCCGGGGGAACCGGATCCACACAAGGCCCGGTGCTCCGTTCATATTTGACCGGCCTTACCCTATCGACAGCTGGGGGTTCATCGACATTTGGGATCGCGGCGGGTGTCGCGATAGACTCAACCAATACCGCCTCGATGGCCCTGGCGAGCGCCTTCACCAAGACGACCAGCGCATGGGCTCTTGGGACTGGAAACGGGAGCCTGGACACGGGCGCGATCGCCAACACCACTTGGTATCATGCCTATCTGATCCAGCGCGTTGACACCGGCGTCGTGGACGTCCTGTGCTCGCTTTCCGCGACGACGCCGACGTTGCCCACGAACTACACGCTGTTCCGCCGCATTGGCGCCATGCTCACCGACGGCTCCGCGCACTGGGTGCTTTTCACCCAAAATGGCGACGAGTTCCTTTGGTCGACGCCGACGCTGGACGTTGCGGTAGCGGCCTCGACGCCGCAGACTGCGGTGTCCTACACCCTGAGCGTTCCAACCGGTGTTGTCGTCGGGGCCATGGTGGCGGGGAACTTCCAAAACACCGCCGCCGCGGTGTCTGCGCTTCTTAGTTCGTTGGCCACAGCGGATACGTTGCCCGCGGTTAACGGGATCGGTGTTACCAGCAACGGCAACACGGCCAGCACGCTATCGCAGACGGTGCGCACCAACACGTCGGCGCAAATCAGGGGACGGATCGTCGGCAACATCAATTCATCTCTCTACCTGACCACGCAGGGATGGATCGACCGCAGAGGGCGCGATTCGTAATGTCCACGCCCAATACCACTCCGCTGACCTATAATGGCTATGTGACACAGGTCGCTACGATGGCTGTTGTGAATACTCAGATAGTTAACGGAGTAGTCGAAGGTGTAGATGACGCGTTTAACTCAATAATTTCTCAGATGTTGAATTATGCAGAGCTTAGAATTCAGCGTGATCTCGATCTACAACAATTGCTTACAACTGGATCTTATAATCTGACCGCCGGAAACAATGTACTTCAAATATCGGTCAATGATTTTGTAACTATACAAACACTGGCAATTGTTTCGGGTACTGCATCCATTCCTATTTTGCCCGTGAGTAAGGAGTTCATGCAGAATGTGTGGGGCGACTCCAGTGTCCTCGCGCAACCTCAATATTTTTCTATGTACGGCGGGAATCCCGATACTGGTGGGTTCTCAGGGGGCAATACCTATACGAACATCCTATTCGGCCCGTATCCGGACTTGAATTATACGGTCAATGTCACTGGCACTATCCGTATGCCGACGCTCTATCAGAGCGCCACGCCAAGTCTTGCGGCGACGGGGACGACTTGGATTTCGACATACTTGCCGGATTTGCTGGTGCAGGCGAGCCTCATCTACATCAGTCAATTCCAACGCAACTTCGGCCCCACATCGAACGACCCTAATATGGCGGGGTCTTACGAGGAGCAATATGAAAATCTGCTCAAAGGCGCGATTGTCGAAGAGGCCAGAAAGAGGTTCCAATCGACAGGGTGGGCATCGCAATCTCCGGCATTAGTCGCCACGCCGACGCGAGGATAGGCCATTGGCGCACGCAAGCGTGAAGCTTCGTCCGGGCGTGACGGTGACGGACACCCCGGCGCTAAACGAGGCTGGCGTCTCGCAGAGCCAACTAATCCGCTATATGCCCGATCCTATTCTGGGGGGCGTGATTCAAAAAACAGGCGGATGGATTCGCTTCTACGCCTCAACGACCACGGCCATCGTGCGTGCGCTCTGGGCATGGGAGGACACGAACGCCGTTACGCACCTTGCTGAAGGCACGCAGCAGATCGGCAGCACTGGATCGTCTCAGCTCGGCGTCATCACTAATGGCGTGTTGCAGGACATCACGCCACGAGCGTCGTCAGATGACGTAACGCAAGCAGCCTCGACCACGTTGGGCAGCAGCATCGTGACTATCACCGATGCGACTGCGACCGGCATCACGTCATACGACACGGTTTATATCGAGACGCATATGAGCGTGGGCGGTCTGGTCCTATTTGGTCTTTATCCGACGACCTTGACCAGCAATACGACCTACCAAATCACCGCAACGGATATCCTAGGCAATCCGTTGGCGGCGACGAGCACGACCACCACTACGACAGTTGCCAACTTCACCACAGTGAGCGGCTCCAGCGTCGTCACCGTGACGTTGAATAATCATGGCTACACGATAGGGAGTACCTATCCCGTTCTGGTGTCCACTACGGTCGGCGGCATCACTTTATACGGAAATTACATCGTCAATTCCGTGATCGATGCGAATAACTTCACGATCAATGGCACTCAGGTGGCTTCGGCATCGACTAGCGGATTCATCAACGGTGGCCTCGCTTACTATGTCTATAGCTATGGCGTGGGCGCTATCCCAGCTGGCACCGGCTACGGCATCGGAGGTTATGGGAGCGGCGGCTATGGCACCGGTACAGCAATCACGCCGAGTACCGGAGCGGCGATATTGGCCAATGATTGGACGCTGGATAACTGGGGCGAGGTGCTTCTAGCGGTCCCGATCAACGGCACGCTATTCCAGCCGATTTATCAGTGGGACCCGCTTTCTGGCGCGCCAACTGCCACAATAATTCCGCAAGCTCCTCCGCTCAACGACGGCATGTTTGTCGCTATGCCACAGCGCCAGATCATTGCTTGGGGCTCGACCGTCACTGGCATCCAGGACCCGCTTCTGGTTCGCTGGTGTGATGTGAACAATTACGGCGTCTGGATTGGAACCGTCACTAATCAGGCCGGCTCTTATCGCGTTCCCAAGGGATCAAAGATTGTCGGCGGCATCCAAGGTCCGCAACAATCTCTGATCTGGACCGATCTCGGCGTCTGGGCCATGCAATATACGGGGCCTCCATATATCTATTCGTTCAACGAGATTGGTTTTGGCTGCGGGCTCATTAGCCGTAAGGCGGCAGCATCGGTTAATGGCATCGTCTATTGGATGGGTCCGTCGCAGTTCTATCAACTGTCAGGGAATGGCGTAGAGACGCTACCCTGTTCCGTCTGGGACGTTATCTTTCAGAATCTGGATAGCGCCAACGCGAGCAAAATCCGCGTGGCCGTGAACTCTCGCTTCGGAGAGATTGCATGGTTCTATCCATCGCTCAGCGGCGGTGGCGAAGTCGATTCCTATGTCAAACTCAATTATCTAATCCAGCAGTGGGATTATGGTTCGCTGGCGCGCTCGGCATGGATCGATCAATCCGTGCTTGGACCGCCTATCGGGGCCGATCCAAACTCGCGCTATATTTACCAGCACGAGACATCCACCGATGCGGATGGACAGCCGCTCTTGGCGAGCTTCCAGACTGGCTACTATGCGATGGATGAGGCCGATCTAAAGACCTTCGTGGATCAGGTCTGGCCGGATATGAGATTCGGATATTACAACGGCTCTCAGAACGCGACGGTCAATCTAACATTCTACGTCGCCGACTATGCCGGCCAAACTCCAATCACTTTCGGCCCATACCCTATGACGCAGGCGACGACATTCATCACCCCGCGCTTTCGTGGACGCCTGGTATCAATAGGCTTCGCTAGCAGCGATACGGGCTCATTCTGGCGGACTGGCAATCTGCGCTATCGTTATAGCGCCGATGGGAAATTCTGATGGCTTCCCTCCCAGACATTCTCACATCAGCTCAGAACCTCGTAAACGCCGTCAACAATGTCGCGACGACCTATCTCAACGTGCAGGGCGCCATAAACGCGGCAGCATTGACGACGGCAACGCTCGTTAAATCCAGTCCTGGGCGCGTGGCCGTGGTTAGCGTTCTTACGGCAGGCAGTGCGGTAGGCGCAATCTACGACGCGAACGCATTGGGCGTCACGACTGGCAAGATTTACACTATCCCCATGACGGTCGGCGTCGTCATAGTGAACCTACCGACAAGCTATGGTATCGTCGTTGCGCCGGGGTCAGGGCAGGTTGTTACGGTGAGCTATTCGTGATGGGGCAGGATCGGGAAATCTCTGATGCTCTGATGATTGCGCGGAAGAGACGGGCGAGTGGCGGAAAGGCTTTATCTTATCCGATTGCTCCAAAATCTGAATGGTACGGAGATTCAAATTATGAAAGTACCGGCGGAAAAATGGAGCACATGCACCCCGATAATTTCTTGAAAACCGTGCGCCCATTAACCATGGACGATACGGCGAGAGAAAATATCAATGACCTAAAGCAGCACATACAGAAAGGCAGGTCTCTTGATCCCCTCGCGATATATCCTAATGGGAAAGAGGATGGTCGCCATCGCGCACATGCGGCGAAGGAGCTTGGAATAAAGTCCGTTCCAGTTCTGATGTGGCCTCGACCTGCCCGCGCCCATGGAGGCGGCGTAAAATCTCAATTTCATGTAGGCCCGATTCACAGCGGCGTTGCTGGACGCACTGACCATTTACCTTTAACGGTTCCCTCGGGCAGTTACGTTTTACCAGCTGATATCGTTAGTGCTCATGGCGAGGGCTCAACTATCGCAGGCTTCAAGGTGTTGCGCCGCATGTTCGGCGGAAACCCCTATGGTGGCCACGGTATGCCTTACGGCGCGACGGGCGGCCCTTATGGCGAGCCCATGCCGCACAAAGCGGCGGGCGGCGAGACTAGCGGCGTCCCCATCGTGGCGGCGGGCGGCGAGTATGTCCTATCGCCAAATCAGGTCATGTTTGCTGGCAACGGCGACCTAGAGGCCGGACATCGCGCTCTGGACGGGTTCGTAAAACAATCGCGTGCTGAGTTGGTAAAGACGCTTTCAAATCTACCCGGTCCGAAGAAAAATTGAGATGACAAAGCATTTCGCGCCAGAAGTTGCCGAGGTTCATGTCCGCATAGGGTCGCCGGATGATGTGGATGCGGTAATGGAAGTCGCGCTTATGGCGTGTGATGAGAATGCGCTGTCGGCGCCCAATCCCGTTAAGTTATTGCAGGATATCTGGGCGGCATTGACCTTAGATCACGGAATATGCGGAATTATCGGAGAGCCTGGCGGACTGGTGGAGGCGATTGTAGTTCTCCGGATAGGAACGCTCTGGTATTCCGACTCTCCTACGCTTGAGGAACGCGCAATTTTTGTGAGGCCCGAGTACAGAAGCGCAAAAGGCGGCAGGGCAGCTCGCCTTTGTAGCTTTTCAAAAAAAGCTTCTGATGATCTAGGAATTCCTCTTACAATTGGCATTCTCAGTTCAGCAAGAACTCAGGCTAAGGTGAGAATGTATTCTCGCATTCTTGGTGAGCCGAGTGGGGCGTATTGGATATATAACGGCAAGACGGGTCTCTGTGATTAATGGGGGGAAAAACAAACCAATCTACCCAGCAGCAATCGGTTCCCGCCGACGTATTGGCACGCTACAACAGCGTAAATAACCAGGCGCAGCAGACCGCCGCCACGCCGTTTCAAACCTACTCGACCGATCCGAATGCGTTCGTCGCACCCCTGACGGATTCGCAACAATCCGGCATCGCTGGAACGACCGCCGCCGCAGGAACGGCGCAACCGTATTACAGTGCTGCAACATCACAATTGCTGAATGCGCAGGGCGCTACGCAGCCGTACTACAGCGCCGCTGGCCAAGACATCACGTCGGCGCAGTCCAATGCCAATCCGCTTCAGGCTCAGGCGGCTAGCGGTTATACGAGCGCGCTTGGCGGCGCACAGCCTTATCAACAGGGCGCTACCGGTCTTGCTCTGGCTGGAGCCCAAGCGGTCAATCCGACCGATCTTAGCGGCGCGGATATCGGCAAATATCTGAGCCCTTACCTAAGCACGGTTCTGGGCAGCACGGCTGGATTGCTCAATCAGAACAATCAACAGCAGCAAGCCGGACAACTCGGCAATGCGATCACGTCGGGCGCTTTCGGCGGGGATCGCGCGGGCATCGCGGCGGCCAATCTAGAGCAGCAGCAGAACCTATCAAATGCCAATATCTATTCCGGCATCGCTAATCAGGGCTATACGAACGCTCTGGCGACGGCTCAGCAACAGCAGGGCCTCGGATTGTCGGCGGCCCAAGCCAACCGCGCCGCGCTCGCGAATGCTTCCGGACAGATTCAATCCATCGGTCAGCAAGGATACGAGCAGGGCACAGGTACGGCAGCGCAACAAGCCGCCCTCGGTCAGCAGGAATTTGGCCAAGGCATCACGGCTTCCCAAGCGCAATCCGGACTTGGCAGTCTGGTCTATAATACCGGAGCCAATACGGCTCAGACGTTGGCCGGACTCGGGGCTGGCGCTCAGACCGCCGGTCTACAGGGCGCGCAAGCTGAGCTGGCGGCTGGCACGACGCAACAACAGACCGAGCAGGCCGGGAAGACCGCGCTCTATAATCAATTCCTTCAGCAGCAATCCTATCCGTTCCAGGTGTCGCAATACCTGGCGAACATCGCTGAGGGAACGGGCGCGCTTTCTGGGTCCACGACCACCACGACACAACCGGGCAGCCTGTTCTCCGATAAGCGCCTGAAAGAACATATTCGTGCGATTGGCGAGACGCACGATGGCCAGAAGATTTACAGCTATCGGTACAAGGGCGACGACACGACCCACATTGGTCTGTTGGCGCAGGACGTTGAGAAGAAGCATCCCGAAGCGGTTGGCCTCGCGGGCGGCTTCAAGACGGTTGATTACGACAAGGCGACGGAGGATTCCGCCAAGCGTGGTCACTTCTATTCCGGCGGCCTCGTTCCGGCGAATGACGACGGCTATGCGGAGGGTGGCCCGGTCGGTTTCGATCCGCAGTTGATGGAGCAAATCCTGTCCAACTCTCAGGGCATGTACGGCCCCTATACGGCTGGTTTGGCTGGCGGCGCAGCCTCTCCCTCTAGCGGCCCCTATGGCGGCTCTGGGCGCGTTCCTACGGCCAATGTACCCGTTGGCCAACTCAAGGGAGCGTCAGAGCTTCAGAAGCCTACATCGGGCCTCCAGCAGGCCAGCAATGTGGCCGATTTCGCCAGCAATGCCGCGAAGGGTTATGACTGGCTGAAGGATAAGATTCCGCAAACGGCCAATGACGCTCCTGGCGATGTAACGAGTACGCCGGTAGAAGACACTCTGCCCCCATTCCGCAGGGGTGGCCTTGTCAAGCGTTATGCCTCTGGCGGGACGCCCTACGATGCCGGGCTTGGTCTGGACATCCCCGACGATCAACCGACCGCGAAACTTCCGTCTGCGCCCGCATTGTCGGGGGGAAGCGGTAATTCGACGATTAGCGATCTGGCCGACGCCGCAAAATTAGCCGCGACGGTGGCTAAGTTTATCCCGATGAATGCTGGCGGCACGGCCCGCAAGGGTTACGACGCTGGCGGATCGCCTGATTTGCAAGATTACAATCCCTCTCAGGTTTCCGGAAATGACCCGTGGAGCCTAGGGAATATCATCTCCACAATCGGCAAGAAGATGAACGTTTCTAAGAACGACCCGACGACGGATGCACTGGACGCAAAGTCCGGGTCTGGCGGAGGCGATTGGCAGGGAAGCGCCGGAAATATGGCGGATTTTCCGGCTGGAAAGAAACCGACTGATGTTCCGTCCGCCGGTCTAGGCGCGGCGCATCGAGGACATCCCAAAGACTCATGGTCTGCGGGACCGCCTACGGATTTCGGTTCCAGTGCGCCTGATACCGCTGCTCCTCAACCGGCGCAGATCAATCCGGATATCGCCGCGCCTGCACCCGCCACAAACCCCGGCCTCTCCACCGCCGCCCCGGACCTTTCCGCTGTCACGCCGAACCCCCAAAGTCCCTTAGCGGGACTTGGCAACGGCGCGTCGGACGTTGTGCATTCAATCGCCAGCAAGGTCGCGCCCAAAGGTGGTTATCTTGATCGGCTATTCCATGGGGACGAGCAGACGCTTGTGCCGTTCCTTGCGGGCCTGGGGGCGATGACGGCAGCTCCGACGCGCAATTTCGGAACGGCGCTAGCGCAAGGTCTGTCTGCCGGCGCGATGACCTATCCGAAGTTGCAGACACAACAGCAGGAACTGGCCAAAGCTAAGGCGGCGACCGAGTTGGAACAGGCTGGCGTGGCGCAGCGGAAGGCGCAGACGGGGCAAATCGGTGCGCAAACGACTAAGACGCAACAGGAAAATGCCGTCAATTTCTATAAGTTGCAACAAGCCGGACTTCTGCGCCCCGACCCTAATGGCCTGATTATCGATCCGGCTACGGGCACGAAATATAGCAATACACAAGCGGGCGCGCCCATCTCTGGCGCTCCGGGAGACGCGTCGGCTCCGACTTATAAGTACCTCGGAAAATCGGTCCAGGACGTCCTTCCGAAGTCGGCCCATCAATTTGTGATGGACTCGCCGGAAATGGGCATAAATCCAAATCCTGGAAATATTGCGACATCTAATAAAATTATCGCTGATACATATCAGACCTCGCAGGATGCGAAGACGGCCAAGAATATCCAGAATGAACAAGCGGCGGCGCTTCTATCGCAATCGCGGAGCGGGGTTCTGTCGCAAGGCGCACTTGCTCCGGTTTTCCAGCCTTACGTTGAGAAGTTCAATTCATTAGTTACCGATAATGGCCATCCGGAATGGGCCATTCAGGGCTTGGGCGATGCCCAAATCGCGCACAAACTTCAACTCGGGCAAGCAGCTGCGCAGTCAACTGGCGCCGGGCAACATGCATATCAGGCGCTTAGTGATTTCACGTCTCTTGCCCCTGGCACGTCCCTTGATCCCAAGGCGGCCGCAACCCTGATGGCGCAAAATGCTGTTTCAGCCACTCGCGCTATTGATCAGCAGAATGTGTTAGCGGAGGCCAAAAGCCATGCGCCGAACGGCAATTACGAAGCGCAGGATATTTTGGCCGCGTTCAATCAAGACAATCCCCCAACGGTATACAATGCCATGCGGGATGCTGTGGCCGGCATTTATCAGGCACCCGCATATCATAAGATACACGCCGCGCTTTCAAAGCCAGGGTCGTCCGATTACGCCGACCAAGTGAAGGTGTTAGACGCCTTTGGCGCGAAACACGGTATTCCAAATTTCTCCCGCGTATTCACGGGTGAATAGGCGATGGCGGACAATCCCAATATAGCAACGTTAGACGAGTTGGACTCTACGGCTCAGACTCCATCCTCAGGTTCCGAAAACGGACCTAATCCTAATGTCGCCTCTGTCGATGATTTAGATGCGGCATTAAGCGATACGTCGCGTCAAGCACCTATGCACCACGCCGCGCCTACGCCCTCGAAGTCGCACGCTCCCACTCGCTTCCAAGCGTCTGTCGCGCCTACACCCGCAAACGAGCCCGAACCGACATGGGGACAGGTCGGCTCCGATGCGCTCAAGAACGCCATTCCGAGCGCCCTAGGCGTCGGCAAGTCCATGCTGGACGCCATTACGCATCCCGTTCAGACGGTGGAGAATATCGGCAACGTTGCCCAAGGCGCGGTGTCTCAGGCTGCGGGCGCAATGGGTATTCAACAAGACCCGGCGCAGAAGGCCAAGAATGAATCCCTGATTTCGGCATTAGAGAACCATTACAAGACGACATACGGTTCCGTGCCGGGTTTCAAGAAGGCGCTAGCGATCGACCCCGCTAGCGTCGCCATGGATGCATCCACGCTTTTAGGAGGCGCTGGAGCGCTAGCTGATACCGCCGGGTTGGCTAAAACGGCGGGGGTTTTGTCCAAGGTTGGGTCGGCAATTGATCCGGTCGCCAATGCCGTCCGTGTCGCCAAAATTCCAGCCAAGATCATTGCTCCGGTCGCGCGCGGTGCAAGCAGCATTATGGCCGGCGTTCCGACGTCCGCGCTTGAATTGGCCACGAAGGCCGGCGCTAGCACTAACCCTGCCGTACGCGCGGCCTATTCACGCTTTGTGACTGGCCAAGGAGACGCAACCGAGTTTGCTCAGGCCGCACAGAAGGCGGTTGGCCAAATTCGCAATGACGCCAGCTCGGAATATCTGGCCGGGAAGGGCGATCTTGCCAATACAACGCCGTCATTTCAGCCGATCAATGATGCCGTCTCCAAAGCGCGCGAAACAACGCTTATGGGCGGTATTAACAATGGCCAATTCCCTGAGGCCAATAAGGCGATTGATGACGTTGAGCAAATGGTTAACAACTGGCAAGCCACGCCAGACGCGCAGTATCACGACCTAAATGGCATCGATAATCTGAAGCGCGCCATCTGGGATAAAGCGCAGGATTATAGCGCGGGTACTGAGGCTAATTCCCAGTTGATGGGCATCTATCACGGCGCGCGGAAAGCTCTGGTCGATGCCGATCCGAAATATGCAGACCTGATGGACCAATATCAGGTCGCCAAGCAGAACATTAATGACCTGACAAAGACGCTCGGGACAGGGCAGAAAACCGCCGCGAGCGCGACTCTGGTCAAGAACCTGAAGGCGCTGAAAAGTCCGACCGGCGAAAATCTGTTGCAGCAATTGATGGATAAGGACCCGACAATTGGCGGCATGTTGGCGGGGGCAGCTTTACATCCTTGGCACAGGAACGGATCATCTTTGGGCGAGGTTACAGCTGGCCTTCTGCCGTTGGCGTTCCATAATCCTGCCGCATTGGTTTCTAGTATCCCTGCCGCCATGGCCGCATCGTCGCCTCGGATTGCAGGCGCGCTTAACTATGGCGCCGGGGCCGCGTCGCGTGTTGGGGAGAAGGTGGCATCATCTCCGCTAACTGACAGTGCTTATTACACTGGCCGTGCCGATCAGGAGCAAGAGCAGCCGCCCGCCGTCCCGTCTGATGCAAACGGCATCTTCCAAAAGATGTTGCATCAGGAAAGCGGAAATCAGCAGTTCGATAAGAGCGGAAACGTCATCACATCCCCAAAGGGCGCGATTGGTGCGGCCCAGATCATGCCGGGAACGGGGCCGGAAGCGGCGAAACTTGCAGGCGTCGATTGGGACCCTAATCGGCTCGCCAATGATCCAGATTACAACAGATTGCTAGGTCAGGCGTATCACGCCCATCTAAGCGAAATGTTCGGCGATCCAATCGCCGGCGCTGCCGCCTATAATGCCGGACCCTCACGCGTTAAGGATGCACTTGCCAAGGCATCCGAAGGCGGTAAATCATGGCTGCATTATCTACCCTCAGAGACGCAGAAATATGTTCAGGCAATCACCGGCTCCGATGCGACGCCAGCCAAGACTGGAGGCCGCATAATGCGCGCAACCGGCGGCGCTACATCTCGCATGACGCATGAGCAACTTGTGGACCGCCTGATGAAGCTGGCGAAACAGGCCAAGCGTGCGGCCAATAAGAAAACCGAACCACTTTTGAACGTGCCGGACGATGTTATAACTAAGGCATTGTCTGTGGCGCAGCGGGCGATTTAGGGGCATCTGATGGCATCCAGTTTTAGCACTAACATCCATCTGGAAAAGCCCGCAAACGGCGACGATGTAAACACTTGGGATGTCCCGGTTAATGCTGACTGGGACGCTATCGACGCCGTATTCGGTAATACGACTTCCATCAACGTCGTCTCTGCATCCGGCATCGTCACCCTAACCCTGACTCAATACCGCCCGCGCATCATCATCATGAGCGGCTTATTGACGGCGGCGGTCAATTATCAGTTGCCGACCGGAATCGGCGGAACGTGGTCGATCTTCAACAATACGACCGGCGCTTATAGCATCACATTTTCATCCGCTGGTGGCGGAACGACCGTCACACTTCTGCAAGGCTTCTCAACGATAGCCTATTGTGACGGCACGAATGTCGCGCTGTCCTATAGCGCCATCCCGGCATCAGGATCGAATACACAGGTTCAATATAATTCCAGCGGATTTTTTGCAGGTTCCGCTAATCTGACGTTCAATGCATCAACTGGTGTTCTCAGCGCCTTTGCATTTAGCAGCAACGCGACATCTTCTCTTAATCCGGCATCATCGCTACTGACAATAGAAAACCTGAACGGGAACGCGGCCCAATTCGCCTACACGGGCAGCAATAATCTAGTTACGGCGGTAGCTATTCGTCTGAATAGCACGTCACCCACCTATCTTGAGTTCTTCAGCAACACGAACAATGCCGGTTCGATTGTGCCGAATGGCGCCAATGCGATAACGGTAAATACGACGTCAGACGCGCGCCGAAAGACCGTGGGAAGCCCATATGATCCTGGCGATGTCTTCGACAAAATCGAGCTGTGGAATTTCACGTGGGATACGGGCGAACATGGCATAGGACCCATGGCGCAAGACCTATTGTCGGTTGCTCCCAAACTAGTGCGACAGGGTGATGATGATCTCTCCAAGCGCCCCGGAGACGATGGCTTTCAGCCGTGGTCTACCGCTCTTACAGAGCCGTTGACGATGGCGTTCGCTGAGATTAAGGCATTGCGCGCTCGGCTGTCCGTTCTAGAGGGCGCGAAAAATCCTGTCGCCACTCCAATTTGATGGATCGGCCAACCATGCCCGAAAAAGTCTGGTATCGCGAACCGCAATGGATTAGCGCCATCATTACGATTTTCGCATTAGCCATTGGCACCATTTGGTCGCAGGCTACGGGCGATGCACAGACACGTCAGAACACTTCTGAAATCATTCAATTAAGGGCAGATTATAAATCTCTCCCGACTGATATCGCCTCAATCCGCCAGGCGCAGGATGATCAGCGCGAATTATTGCGCCACATGAGCAATCAACTCGATCAGATCCGACCGGGGAAATAGGACATGACCGATACAGCGATTGAACCGGCCCCCGTCGCCCCCACGACACTAGCTGCCCCCGTTGAGCCTCGCGCGCAACCGACCGTCATGGCCGGCGAGGAATTGCCGGATACGTCCATGCTGTGGCGTCGGCTGATTTCCACCGTCCTCTGCCTCATCGGGGACGCCATCTTTTGGGACATGACCCGGCGTATTGATGCTGGCCAGTTGCCGCGCATGTGCCTGTATGTGATCCTCTATAATGCACTGCTGTCCATGTTCTATTTCGGCGGCGCGTCGGCCACGGATATCGTCAAGACCATTGCGGCGGTAAAGACGAAGCGCAACATTATGGAAAACGTGACCAAGCAGATTACCGGGTCGGTTGCGCCGGGAAGTTAGCGATCCACGCTTGGCTTGCGACCAGCGGCGATCATGATCTGAGTATGAGCCACGGCAGACGGTCGCCCATCCTTGGCGTCCTCCTGATTATAGAGGTCGCCTAGAGCGCAGATTTCCTGAAACGCGAACCGAGCAGCATCCTTGATCCGAACATCGCGCGTCTTCTTTCCCTTGCGCCACGTCTGCACCAGTTTTGTCAGAACGCGGCCCCGGATTTTGTCCAGATCGTTCGCGGCTCGCTTGTGCTCCAGGGCGCAGAACGTCGTCTGCCGGTTGTGCATAGCCACGAAATGAGCCCCGCAATGTAGGCAGACATGCCGCCCGAACGTCCTTGCGCGAACGGGAGCCTCAGAGGCCGCTTTGACCGACTCGTGGTTCATGGGGTAGTGTCCAATATGGTTCGCGGTTTCGGGCCGCCTTATGCCTCTTTGTGGTCCACGTTGACGTGAAACGCAAGCCGATAGTGCAGGGACGCCAAACCCATGACCGATGACGATCTGATGGCGCTGTGCGCCTGGTCCGAGGCGGCTAATCAGCCATATGAGGGCAAGGTCGCCGTCCTGCGCGTGGTGCGCTACCGCATGGCGCTCCATTACCAGTCGGATGGCACGGTAATAGGCACAGTTGAGCACCCTGCCGCGTTCTCCGGTTTCAGTTACGATATGGTGGATGGCGTCTATACGAAGGTCGCTTTCACCGCAGCTCAGATCGCCGCGCGTGCTGAGAACATGCGCATCCGGGCAATGACGCAATCCATCTGGGATGACTGCCAGCGCGCCGTGATAGACAGCGAGCCCGATTCCGGCTTTGTTGGCGGCCCTGAGTTTCAAAAGCTGACCCCGGAAACCGTGCTGTATTGCAACAGGCATATCAGCTCGCCGCCATGGGCGACCGATGACAAGCTCGTTGCCGTCATCTTCGATCACACCTTTTACCGAGCCTAGCCAATGACCATTGCCCTCATCGTCTGGTCGTTCATTTCCAAAGGCTTCGGAGCCATATTCAGTTTCGCGTCCAAGGTCGTTCTAGATCCCACGCTGCGCACCATTGCCTTGATCGTCCTAGGGCTGGTCGGCTGCTGGTGGTTCCATGGGCAGGCCGTCAAGTCCGACGCCGCCCTGACCAAATACAAGGCCTACGCCGAGGCCTACGTTTCTCAAGAACATAGCGCGTTCCTGACCGAGCAGCGCCTTTACCACGAGGTTACGACGGCGCGCACGATAGACAATTCCGAGGCCATCCAAGACGCGCAATCGACCAACAAGACGTGCCAGGCGCGCGTGAATGAAACCCGGCGCAGTGATGGCGCCATAAACAACTTGATTAACAAGGCTCCCTCAAATGCTGCGAAAAGTCCTGCTGGCGTGCGCCTGTATGGCGACAGTGAGCTGTGCCTCGCCCTCGGCGCTACCTGCGCCGGATAAGCCAGACACGGCGATTGCGCTGATTATGTGTCCGCCGTCGTTGCTGGTGGACGTTGCGCCGATCCCGTCTAAGCCTGCGGGGGCCAGCGTGATTGCGGCTGATCCCGGTACGCCTGAAGCTACGGCTACGGAAGCGTTTTTCCAGTGGGTGCAGTCGTTGGTGGATCACGCGATGACGAGTGACAAGCGGGCTGGGGATATTAAGAGCTGGTGCGCGGGCCGGCAGAACTAGGGAACCAAAACCAATGACGCGAGCTAAAACAACATGAGCATCATCGTCAGCCTCTTAGTCATCTGTCTCATTATCGCCATCGCATATTGGGCGATCAATCAGTTGACGTTGCCGCCTCCGGTTCGGATGGTGGTTATTGTCATCATCGCTCTTGTGGCGATCTTGTTCCTGTTGCAGTTCGTTGGCGGGGTTCCCGGTTTACGGTTGGGGCGTTAGGGCGACGACCCAGACCATTATTCCAGATCGCCGCCCCATTTGGCCGCATGAACGTGTCAGCCAATATCGGCCCGTTCTGCGATGTCAGGCCGATTGCAAGGGCGCTAGTGTCACGACGCCTCCGCCTTAAGCTTCCTCAGCAGCACTATATTCCACCAAGGCCGCTATCAGCCGCACCCGGTTTTCCGAGCACAGCAGATCAGAAACAATACGCTTTGCGCCGGAATTGACAAACGTTGTGAGTTTGTCCGTGCGCGGTTTGAACCAATTCACAGCCTCCACGATTTCCGGGTGGTCGTTCCCGAACGAGCGTAACTGGCCCTCTACAATGGGACGGATCACGCGCTCTAGCGGGTCGGTAATTTCCGCCATCACCCCACCTTCAACTTAGCAATCCAACTCGTCCGCGCCTTAACCATCTCCGCCGCGCGCTCTGGGTAAGTCTCTTTGAAATCCCCCCAACGCTCAGTCTTGATCGTGTCCGACCACGCCTTGTGCAGTTGGGCGGCGTTTTCGATTTCCCCGTGATCGGCGTCGAGACTGTCGGCCCATTGCTCTAGGGCTGTAGGAGCGTCACTGGCGGGCGCGTCTGGGATTTGGTCACTTGGGTCAATAGGGG